TTAGTGCAGTGAGCACCGTCACTCATGCGCCCATTGACTGCGCTTCGATGCCATGTGCTATACTGGTCTCACAAGCAAACGAGGAAGGAGCTACCGATGAGTCGACTGCCAGTGTTCGATGACACCACCTGGAACTACACCCGTCACCGTGGCAACCTGCAGTACTTCACCACCCTCACCTGGGCCGACCGCGAGTACCGCATTGTCATTACCCTTGGCGTTAAGAGATTCCACGTCGATTTGTACTCGGGCACTGTGCGTCATATGACGGCGACTTACATGTTCGATATTCGAGTCGCCGACCTCCAGCGCTTCGCGTTCGATAGTGTGGTATACTATCTTTCGCAAGCAACGCCCCTTGTGGACGCTCTCCAAGAACCGCTGCCCTATTGGCAGCACTGAACAGAAAGGCTACTCCAATGAGTGCTGAGATCACCGTTACCGGCAACCTGACCCGCGACCCCGATACCGGTAAGACCAAGTCCGGCGAATTGATCGTCCGTCTTGGCATTGCCGCTACCCGTCGCCAGTTCGATAAGAAGACGAATGACTGGGTTGACGATGGGGCCCCGCTTTACTTGAGCACCTCTTTCTTCGGCGACTCTTATGAGTACATCACCGGCCTCGTGAGCAAGGGCGACCAGGTGACCATTACCGGGACTCTCGTCCTCCGTGAGTGGGAGTCCAAGAAGGGTTCCGGGCAGTCCCTCGAGATTCGTTTCCCGAAGTTCCTCGGCTACATGAAGAAGGGGGACCGTACTCCGCAGAGTAACCGCCGCTACCGTCGCTGACCATTCCCCTACCGCCCGGGGTCGGAGCATTATCCGGCCCCGGGCCTTATTTAGAGAGGCTATGATATGGCTAAGCTTGAGAAGCCTACGGACCTTGCGGGTTGGCGCGATTACGCCCGTCGCTTGGAGGCCCGTGCTTCTCGTAAGATCACTCAGATCGAGCGGGGTGTGTACGCTCCGGCCGCTCTGCGGCCTATCCACGAGCACATTAACCCCGAGACGGCCACTAGGATCGCTCATACGGCCCTGGACCCCCGTAAGGGTACCCCTGCAGTGGCCCGTATGACTAAGGCCCAGGTGGAGGCTCACGCGCATCGTCTGGAGGAGTTCATGGCTCCTAACGTCTCCTATTTCAAATCTGGCTCCGGTAAGCCAATCTCCGCTAAGGCGATGTTGAAGTATCAGTACTCTGTCAATAGGGCTAATGAGAAGGTCAAGAACTACGTCTCCTCTGTTCAGGGGACGGTCATTCCGTGGAGGGGCGACCAGCAGTTCGGTAAGGTTTTCGATCCTAATAAACCGCATGAGAAGTACGGGCCTACTTCTTACGATATGAAGGTGCATAAACGCCTCTCCCCTAAGTCCTTTCAGTCGGAGGAGTCGGTGATGAGGGCTACCGCCAAGAATATGGAGAAACTGACCACTCGGTATGATGAGCAGAGTATGAAGGGTATCAGGGACAATATTCGAAAGCTCATCGACGGGTCGGGCGATCCTGATATGTATGTTGTTCTTGATCTGCCCGATGATGTTTTGAAGCTCATGTGGACTGTTGATTCCACTTTCGCCAATGCTCTTCGTTTCCGTTACGAGGCGAATCAAGATTTCGAGGAGGAGGGGGACAACAAGCACGAGTTCGACATTCAATCCGCTGACCACAGTGATAAACTTTCAGGAAAGGACTTGTACAACTATGGCACGCAAATCGAGATCAGCTCGGACGAGCCGTCCGAAGCCGACCGTAGTCGCCGACTTCGAGACCGCGCAAGAAGAGCCTTCAGACGGAAGTCTTCCAGATAAGACGTGGGTTTGGTTGTGGGCCACTGCCGGTGTTTTCGATTCCGATCTGGACCTTGTGGGGAATTCTATTGATTCGTTCATGGAGTACGCGCTCGAGTCTGCGAAGCTCATCTACTTTCATAACCTCAGGTTCGACGGTAATTTCATCATCTATTGGCTTCTCACTCATGGTTTCCGTCACTATGAGGGTGAGAGCCACTCCCCCGATAGGGGTTCGTTCTCCACTGTTATCTCTTCCGAAGGCCAGTTCTACAAGATCACAGTCGTCACCCTTGACGGTATTATCACCGATTTCCAGGACTCTTTGAAGAAGATCCCGCTCTCCGTCGCCGCCATGGCTAAAGCATACGGTCTTGAGATGGAGAAGGGAACGATGGATTACAAGAAGGTGCGTTATCCTGGACACGTCCCTGAACCTGAGGAGGTTCGTTACGTCCGTAGTGATGTGCGTATTGTTGCCGAGGTTCTCCGTCACCAGTATGAGGCGGGGCTTGATTCGATGACTTCTTCCGCTGATGCTTTGAAGTTGTTCAAGGCGTCTATCGGCGGTGAGGATGAGTTCCGGAAGATGTTCCCCGAGCTAACTTCGGATGAGGATGCTGCGGCTCGTGCAGCCTATCGTGGTGGGTTCACGTACGCTGACACTCGTACGGCGGGGAAGATCGTGGGAGAGGGGATCGTCCTCGATGTCAACTCTCTCTACCCTTCTGTCATGCACGACCGCCCTCTCCCATGCGGGTCCCCTCATAATGTTGATTGGATTCCTAAGGACGATGACGTTCTGTACATTGCCACGTTTAATTTCACGGCGAAGTTGAAGCCTTGGGGTATCCCGTGCATCCAATTGCGTCGGTCCTTTTGGGCATGTCCGAACGAGTATCAGAAGGTGATTCCGGAGGTCACTGAGATGCGGTTGACGTCCGTGGATTGGAAGCTGATCAATGACATGTACGATGTCGACCTCGTCTCCGTTCATGATGTGACCGTGTTCGATAGGTGCGAGCATGTGTTCGACAAGTACATCGACGGATGGATGATGGTTAAGGAGAACAGCATTGGCGGCAAACGGCAGATTGCGAAGTTGATGCTGAACTCCCTCTACGGCAAGTTCGCCTCCAGGGTGGTGCATGACAAGAAGGTGCCGTATTTGGAGGATGACAGGGTCAAGTACGAGTTCGTCGCCGACGAGAAGGGTTCCAAGCCCGTTTACACTCCTTTGGGAGTGTTCATCACCGCGTGGGCGCGTGACAAGACTATCCGGGCGGCATCGGCCAACTATGAGCGTTTCCTGTACGCCGACACGGATTCGCTCCATCTTCTCGGCACTACTCCCCCGGATAACCTGGAGATCCATAACACTCATCTTGGTGCTTGGAAAGTGGAGGGTACGTTCGATAGGGGTATTTTCGTGAGGGCGAAGCAGTACTGTGAGGAGAGTGATGGTTTGCCTGACACGCACATTGCGGGTCTTCCCCGTTCGTGGGCTCACAAGATCACACCGGATGACCTCCTGTCGCCGCAGCGGTGGTATGGTAAACTGGTGCCTAAGGTGATCTCCGGCGGTACCTACTTGACGGAGACTCATTTCACGTTCGCACCGGTGAAGGAGGCATGATGTCCGAGAGGATGGACACGGTTTCATTGGCTCTTCCCAAGTGGGTCAATGAGTTCTACGAGGACGCCCATTGGGAGGTCCGCATGAAGAAGAGCGCGTTGATGAGGGAGGTGTTGCTCGGGTATGCGAAGGCGAAGATCGCGGAGCGGTCCGAGGCGCAGCACCCTTCCCCCGGGCCGTTCGAAGACTCAGACACCGAGGAGAGCTGATCGGTGACGTTGTGGGCGTTCACCGCCGGATGAGACCGGGCCTGCCACACTGAGTTGGTTGCTCCGCCGAGGCTTCTCGGCAGTCTGTGATAGTATGGGCTATGAGTGGAATTACCATTCATAGCCCATACGTTTGCGTGGAGGTATCATGGATTTTGAAGGTCTCCTTCAGTCTCTGATCAATCCTGGCGAGGAGGGGCCGTCGGAGACTATCTATGACGATCTCCGTGCCGCCTACAACACTGTCAAGGACAAGGCTGACAGTGCTGGTGCCAAGATCAGTGAGCTGACCGATTCCAACTCTGCTCTTTCCAAGACTGTCGACGGTCTTAAGAGCAAGAACTACGACTTGCTCGAGGCCATTGGCGCGGGCGGGGACAATGCCGGCGACGCCGAGTCGCACGGCTCCGACGACACGGGCGATGCTGACGACGGGGACGACGGCAGCATTGCCTCCTTCTTCTCCAAGCCTAAGGAGGCATGACCATGACTCTCCCCAGCGGTCGTATTCGCGACTTCGATAACATTGAGATCCTGAACCGGATCCGCAATGACGCCACCTCCGACTATCAGCGTCGCATCCCCGCTGCCACTAAGGGCAGTGTTGCTGAAGTTGTTCAGCAGCTGACATCGTACACACCTCATTTCAACGAGTTCACTGACGCCTTGATCAACCGTGTCGGTACCTACATCACCCGTGACATCACGTGGAATAACCCCCTGCGCGAGTTCAAGCGGGGCATGCTGAACTTCGGTGACACGATCGAGGAGGTTCAGACTGGGCTGGTCTCCTCCTACACGTACAACTCTGAGCGCGACTACATGGAGAAGGACATCTTCGGGGCTCACAAGCCTAATGTCGCCTCACAGTTCCACACTGTGAACCGGCAGGAGTACTACAAGATCACGGTTAACCGCGACCAGCTGCGACGCGCCTTCTTGGACGAGTCTGGTCTGCAGAACTACCTGTCCCAGATTCTGGCGTCCCCGACGACGTCGGACCAGTGGGATGAGTTCCTTCTGACCTGCTCCCTGTTCGCCGAGTATGAGAAGAACGGTGGCTTCTACCACGTGAAAGTCCCCGACCTGCGGAGCCTGACCGCTACCGAGTCGGACGCGAAGCAGCTGATCAAGCGGGTCCGTGCGATGACGGATAACCTGACGTTCCTCTCCCGCCAGTACAACGCCGCACGGATGGAGACTTTCGCAAAGCGCGAGGATCTGATCCTGATCGTCACCCCCGAGGTGAAGGCGAACATCGACGTCGAGGCTCTGGCCGCTGCGTTCAACCTCTCCCCCGTCGACATGTACGCTCGGGTGATCCCGGTTCCTGCTGAGCAGATGGGGATCGACAAGGCTCAGGCGATTCTTACGACGAAGGATTTCTTCGTCATCGCCGATAACCTGTTGGAGAACACCAGCCAGCCGAACCCGGTCAGCCTGGGTACGAACTACTTCCTTCACCACTGGGAGGTCATCAGCACCTCCTTGTTCGTCCCGGCGGTCATGTTCTGGACCGGCAACGATGACCAGAACATTCGTGTCCGTCCTGGCGCTAACCTGGCTCTGGGCGGTTACACGGCTACTCAGGGAGGCAAAGCCGTGGGTGCTGGTAACAAGGCGATTCCGGGCGGTAACGTCGAGGTGACGTTCGCTGTGACGGGTGACAACACTGACGGTCTGGAGCTGGGTATCGACTACGCCGTGTCTGGTGCGAACTCTCAGCGGACGAAGATCGATAACGATGGCATTCTGCACCTGGGCCAGGATGAGGATGCTGATGCTGTGACTGTCACCGCCACTCTGGTCTACCGCGACAGTGCTGACGTGAAGAAGACGATCGCTTCGAAGACGGCGTCGATCGCTGTCGATAAGGCGAAGGCCGTCAAGGTGTGGCCTAAGAAGTGACAACGGCTCCTGCGTGTGGTACGCTAGTGCCGTGGGCAGGGTAGCCCGTCGGTGAGGTCCTTCCTCCTTTCTGCCTCACCGGCGATGGGTCGCCCCGGGGTTGAGTTTGAGCTCCCCCGGGGCGGCCTTTTATCTTATGTGCTATACTCTATATATGCCTACAGCTTATGACCCCCCGGAGGATATCGGCTCGTTCGGGATGGGCTTCGACTACTCCGTCTGGTCCCCCAATACTGAGGTGTACCTGACGAACGTCGTGTGGGATCAGGAGTACCGCGACGTCGTGTGGTATGACAACTACGACGAGGCGTTCAATGCGATCGTCAACGAGTACTCCTCGCGCATCGAGGTGAAGTCCCTGACCTACTGTGCGCAGGGCGCTCCGATCCGTATTCCGATCCCGTTCTCGAAGGCGAATCAATACAACTACCTGGTGGCTCGTAACAACCGGGACGCTTATAATTCGCGGAATACATTCTTCTACTTCATCACTTCCGTCGACTACATCGCGCCTGCCACCACCCAGATCACTGTGCAGTTGGACGTGTGGCAGACGTACATGCACCAGTTCAATGTGCGCCGCTCCTACTGTGAGCGTTCCCATATGGCGATTGCCGCTGAGAACGGTTGGGACTACTACGGGCAGAAGTACATGACGGTGCCCGAAGGGCTGGACCTCGGTTCGGAGTACCAGATCGTCGACGTGAACAGGAAGGTCATTGCTTCCACTCCCAGCGCTGGCAAGATCGATACGGCTAATTTCGATATCATCATCGCTTCGACGGTGGATCTCACTCAGCCCTACGGGGATGAGAAGAATCCGACGTTCACCGCCTCGAAGGGTAGCTTCGCCGAAGGTGTGCCGAACGGGACGTCGATCTATGCGATGAAGGCGGATTGGTTCCGCGTGTTCACGAACGCGATGTCGCTGGCGCCGTGGGTGTCTCAGGGCATCGTGTCTATCACCGCTATCCCGAAGGGTGTCATCAACTTCGATGAGATCAAGGACCTGAAGGTGAAGCTGCCGGGCACGTCGGGCGTGGATCCGAAGGGCGGCGACACGCGCATTTCCCGTCAGGGTGCCGAGGTGTACGACCTGGAGAAGGGTCTGGGCGAGAAGGGTCTTGTCAACAACAAGACGATCCAACTGACGGATAAGCTTCGCAAGGACAACATTCTTCCTGCCCGTTACCGTCACTTGTGGAAGTTCTGGACAAGCCCCTACCTCCTGGTGGAGGTGACCACGTTCTCCGGTACTCCCCTCCTGCTGAAACCGGAGATGATCCAATCGGATGGCCTGTCCGTGACTCAGTGGTCACATGTGGTGCCCCCGAACCCGCGCATTATGTTCACGGTGAATTCGCTGGGTCAGCGAACTCGCGGGAACATGGACCAGTACAACGGGTGGTCCGAGCACTTTGATGTGATGACGGGGTTCACGAACCTGCCGACGTTCTCTCTCACGAACAACTCCTACCTGATGTTCCAGGCGCAGAACGCGCATTCTATAGCCTACCAGCATCAGAGTGCCGAGTGGTCACAGCAGCGGGCGTTGCATGGCGCTCAGACTCAGTTCAACCAAGCCAATGCGGCTATCGCCCAGGCGGGTCAGCAGACGGCGCTGAACAACTCCTGGAACCAAGACATCGCCGGTTACAACGCTCGTATGGGACTGCAGAAGACGGGTATCGGTGTCGGTGGACAGGTGATCGGGTCGACTCTCATGGGGCTTGCCAACGGCGGTCCCCTGGGCGCCCTGGCGGGTCTCGGGGGTTCTGCCTTGTCCGGGGCGTCGACGATGGCCCAGGCGGGTATGACGTACTCTCAGCAGGTGAATACGGCGCGCATGTCCGCCGAGCAGGCGTCCGCGTTGACGAACCTGAACCAAGGGTACATGCGCTACAACGCGGACACGAACTTGGCCTACGCCAAGTATGCGGCTAATGGCGACTACGCGAACGCGATCGCGGGTATCAACGCTCGTGTGCAGGACGCTCAGACGATCGCCCCGACGACGTCGGGTCAGGTGGGTGGTGATGCGTTCATGTTGGCGGCGGAGTCGTGGAGTATTGTGGAGCGGCTCAAGTTCATCCCTGAGGATGCGGTGCGGCGCATCGGTGAGTTCTGGCTCCGTTACGGGTACTCGATGAACTCGCCTGTGGTGCCGCCGGGTGACTTCCGTTGCATGGAGCATTTCACGTACTGGAAGATGGCGGAGATGAACATCTCGCGCAGCACGATGCCCGAGACGTTCCGTCAGACTATCAGGGGTATTTTCGAGAAGGGTGTCACCGTGTGGCACAAGGACCAGACGATGATCGGCCGCATCGATTGGGCCAACAATAAACCGCTTAAGGGGATCATATGGTGAAGCGTAATGGTGAGAGGGATTGGGTTCGCAAGGAGATTTACGAGCCTTTCGTCAACGGGGGTCATTTCAAGAACAACCCGTCGATCAACCGTGAGGCTCTGCTGGTCCGCATGTACAAGCGGATCATGTCGGAGATGTGCGTGAACCGCTTCTCCTGGTCAGGGCTTCCGGATACGGTGGACCGCCGCTACCTGGAGGCGACTCTCATGTATGACGGCCTTGCCGTGTTCTATTTCGATGAGGAGTTCGACAGGTTCATGGCCCTGCGGGCTACGGGGCTCGGCCAGGTGAACATGTACGACAACCCCACGAATTTCACGGTTTACGGGAACCAAGTGTTCTCCAAGACTCTTGATGCCAGGCACTGTGTGCCGATCTGGTCCAACTACTTGAGGGAGCCGGATTGGGACATCATAGACATTTACTCGCAGAGGCTGGCGGCGTTCGATCGCACCCTCGAGGTGAACATGCTCTCCGCCCGTCATCCGTTCGTGTTCTCGGTGGACAATAACGAGTATCAATCGTTCGTGAACGCATTCCGGAAGGTTGCCGAAGGTCAGCCGGTGATCTTCGGCACTGAGGCCCTCTCTCCCGCTGCTCTCGCGGAGAAGGTGTCCATGTTCGACGTAGGGTTCAAGCCGCACCAGATCCAAGACGTGATGGAGGCGAAGGTTAAGACGTGGAACGAGGCTCTTACGCTTCTGGGCATTATGAACGTGAACTCGGAGAAACGGGAGCGCATGGTTGCCGAGGAGGCAAGCGGGTCCTCTGGGCAGGTTTTGGCGATGCGTGCCGTCGCCATGAACGCTCGTAAGTACGCCTGCGAGCATATCAACAAGATGTACGATCTTCAGGTGGATGTGAGGTGGAACCTTGATGAGTCTCAGCCCGCGGATGCTCAGAATGCTATGCTTGCCGCGGCCGCTCTCGGGGGTATTGGGGATGCTCTCGACAAGGGGAACCCCGACTTGGGGACGACCGACCAGCAGGAGTTGAACCCGAACAATGAGTGAGTACACCCTTGAGTTGCGCAAGGTGGTGGAGATCGTCGGCCCACTGAACATCGGATTGAACGAGTATCCGATCTTCGATGAGTCCTATCGAGACTCTCTGAACCAAAAGATTCTGGACCACTACTGGTACAACGAGATCGCGCATGAGTCGATCGACATGTTCATTCACCAGATGAAGGTTAAGATGAATGAGATCATGCCGTTCTACAATCAACTGTACGAGTCGGAGCTTGTCGACTTCGACCCGATGGTGACTCATGACGTGCATTCGACGGGGGATTCCACGCAGGACTCCACTCAGGATACGCACACGAAGCAATCTGCGGACCAGACGTTGTCCAGCGACTCGCGCGTCAGTTCCTCTGAGGAGTCTAAGGCTCGCACTGTGCAGTCTCAGATGCCGCAGACGCGCCTGTCCGGTCATGACGACTATGCGACGGCTGCGAATGACACGTCGTCGAAGGGTTCCGGTCAGAATCATTCCAATTCTGCAACGCAGGACCATCAGAAGCGGTCCTCAGACACTGCGACGACAATGGGAACTAAGTCTGGGAATGTCACACGCTCGTGGGGGTATAATACTCCTAAGGCCGACCTCCTCCAGAAATGGCGCGAAACCTTCCTCAACATTGACATGTCCGTTATCTCGGAGCTGGGAGGCCTATTCATGCAAATCCGATCTTCAGGAGACGAGTACGTGAACGGATGGGGCTATGGACTATATTGATAACAAGTACCAGCTGACCCCTGGTGACTACAGGGTCACGAACGTAACACCGTTCACCTACCGCGACGGGTATACATACCTCCAACTCATGGAGGAGATGCGGTCGTGGGTGAGTGAGGGGTTGGTCAACCAATTCTCCGCGAAGATGCAAGGGTTGGCCTCCGACTACAACCAAGCGGTCTCCAGGCTCCTGGTGGACGTGCGCAAGGAGATGGAGGGCTACCACGCCCTCCCCTCTCAGGTTCGGGAGATGTTGAGCGCCGCCATCGCCAAGTACGATGACGAGTTCAACACGTTCGAGAACGACCTCAAGGCTCTTGTCAAGAAGCACTTCGAGTCTGACGTTGTTAATGTCTTCAACTGGCTGCAGGGTGAGAGCTCCACTCTCCAGGACCTCATCAATGACATTCACAACCGGTACACGGTTGGCGGTCTTCTGGCTGAGGACTTCAGTCAGATGGGGCTCACTGCCCAGGAGCTGGAGGACATGCCGCTAACGATCTCCGAACTGGAGACGATCGGCAAGTTCGTGCTCCCCCATCTGTCCCCTCACTACGGGTTCTCCCCCGTGACGGGGCAGTACAAGCGCGTCATCGACATCGTCTATGACGTCTACGAGGCTCAGTTCAAGGGCGGTGACCAGATCACCTCCAAGGACCTGAACTACATCGATAACCTGAACATTCCGGACCTCCAGCGCATGGTGGTCTCCTGATAGAGAGGCAGGCTCAATATGCCCGCAACGAACAAGACTGAGAACTTCAACCTGCCGCTCTACGTGGCGTCAGACCACTTCAGTGTGCTGGGTGACTTCAACTCCGCCATGAAGGAGATCGACAAGGGTCTCGGCGGTGCGACTGTCACCGCGAAGGCGGCGTCCCGTGACGCGACTAGCGCCCTGACGACGGCGAACGCCGCGTCGGATGACGCGCACTCCGCTCGTGAGGCGGCGCAGTCGACCCTGTCCGTGTCCTCGCAGGCGAAGGCCGATGCGACCCGTGCGTTCGACATGGCGACGAAGGCGACCACCGCGTCGGAGACTGCGAACACTAGCGCGATTGAGGCGAATAAGGTTGCCTCGTCGGCGGCCGCCAGGGCCAAGGAGGCGCGCGACCGTGCCGACGCCGCACTGGACACCGCTAACGCCGCCAACACGGCTTCTATCGACGCGAAGACGACTGCTAACGCCATTTCCGGCCAGGCTGTCCAGGCGACCCAGGCCGCTAACAGGGTCGGCGCCCTTCACAAGCGGTTCAAGGAGGTCACCGCCGGTTCCGGCGACCGGACCCTGAGCACGCCTGAGGAGCGGCCTGTCACGGTCATGGAGTTCGACCTGGACTTCGACGCCGATGACGTGTGGATCATCGTGGCGATCATGCGTCACACCGTCCACAACGTTCAGGACACTCACTTCGACATTCGTGTCACCGGCCCGAAGGGTCAGCGCCGTTGGAGCTCCTTCGTCGCCGGTTACGGTCCGTGGCCTGAGGCGATGGTTTACTCGCAGGGCACGGGTATCTTCGAGGCCTTCGAGGGCCCGGGCCGGTACCACATCGAGACCGTGTTCCTGACTGACAAGAATCACTCGACTCGGTTCGACCTGTCGAATTGTATGATGCGCGCCCACTGATCTGAGCGGTATCACTGGCGGGGCGTCGGGTGATCCTCGGCGCCCCGCAACCTATAGGAGGAACTTATGGCATGGGATGACAAGCATAAGGCGTGTATCATCGCAACCCTAGCAACTGTCGAGGCGGGGTTCAACTACGGTATCATCACCGCACCTGACACACTGTCGCTCGGTATCGGGCAGTGGACCCAGGGGCGCGCCTACGACCTGCTGCAGCAGTTCCCCGACAAGAATGTGTTCGGACCCACGATCCGCTCATGGCTGGCCGCCGGGAAAGGGACGTGGACGATGGCGCGCAAGTATCAGAACCTGGGAGGAACTGATAGGCAGAAGCTATCAGCGGCGTTGGCCTCTGAAGAAGGCAAGAAGATCCAAAACAACCAAATGCGCAAGGATCTGGAGGGTGAGTACATCCCCAGGCTCAAAGCCATCGGGCTGGACTCGGAGAAGTACACCGAGGCCGGCATGCTCCTCATCGTCGTCATGCACCGATGGGGAAACTATGCGCGCATCCTCAATCGGCTCGTAGCTAGTGCCGGTCCTACCCCCACACTGGACTCCATGGCGAACGCCATCAAAGCCTCGGGGGAGTGGTACGCCGTCGGCCAGAGATACGTCATCGCCTACAGGATGATCAAGAACCTGGACACCAAGGGCATCACCCTGGCGCCCGGCGACTCTGGCGGAGACAACTCCAAGGACGGTGAGGACAAGGCCAAAGAGGAGAAGAAGATCAAACACGCCCGAACAGACGGGTCAGGCGTGTTGCGCATCTATATGTCCGACGGCTCCAACGCCGCCGCCTACCCCACAGTCGGCGGGTTCTGGAAGGCCAACGGCGTCGACCAGAAATCCGACGACGGAGACGACAAGGGGGACGGCGGCGGAGGAGGCGGGGGCGGTGGAGACACCGGCAAGATCGGTGAGATGACCAAGCTCGCCAAGGCCTCCATCGGCAAGTACGTCTACCACCAGTGGTACGAACCGAGACTCCACCCTGACAAGTCCGGTGTCACAGACTGCTCCGGGTTCGTATGGTGGCTGTACAATAAGGTCATGGGCATGGACATCGGCAAGGGTGGTACCACCGTGCTCATGTCCCAGGGTGGGAAGGTTATCGCCGAAGGCGGCGGCCGCTTCAACGCCACCAGCCAGATCAAGGAGGGTGACCTCATCGTCTGCCGATGGTACTCCGGCGGCGGACACGTGGAGTACTGCTGCGAGACCGGTAAGGACACCATCATCGGACAGCGGGGCCCCGACGGGGTGCGCGGGCCTGCCTACGGGCACGCCACGTCCCTGTTCGGCGGGTGCAGGTGGAAGCTGAAGCGATATGTCTAAGAAGTTCGACTACTACTCGTTCGACAAGATCCTCTCCCGCAACGCCGTGTTCAACATGGTCATGGGAGCTCGTGGTGTTGGAAAGTCCTACGGCGCCAAGAAGTATGTGCTCAAGAGAGCTGTGGAGCGCGGGGAGCAGTTCATCTACCTACGCCGGTACAAGACGGAGCTGAAAACGCGCGGCAGTTTCGTCGCCGACGTAGCCCACGAGTTCCCTGAGCAGGAGTTCGAGGTCCGCAGCGGTGTGCTCTGCTGGCGCAACAAGGGTGAGGATAAGGATGCGTGGAGGTCTGCCGGCTACTTCCTAGCGCTCAGCACTTCTGCACAGCACAAGAGCACACCGTACCCGAAGGTGACGACAATCATCTTCGACGAGTTCATCATCGAGACGGGGACCATACACTACCTGAAGGATGAGGTCAAGGCGCTCCTGGACTTCTACTCCACGGTGGACAGGTACCAGGACCGAACACGGGTCCTCATGCTCTCCAACGCCATCTCCATCATGAACCCGTACTTCATCAAG